TTTTATTTCTATGAACCGCATAGTCGGTAAGCAATTTATAATGCTTATTACTAGGCATAATAATATGCCCAGCAATAAAAATTATATTAAGCCTCATAGTATACAACAGTGTTGGCCTTTAAATAAATTTCTCTATCTTCTGTTAAACCATCAGAACTTCTGCTATCTATTGTGTATGTTTTATCGCATCTATTATAATGGCAAACAGAATAAAATCTGTTGCCATAAATACCATCTTCTTTTCTATAAAACATATGTCTATATTTCTTTGGTAATCTATTTAATGTTGTTTTAATAATCATTTTAATTTCCTCTTTGTATTCTAATTTTAATTGGAAATCTTTTAAATGTTGGAAATTTATTTTTAAATCTCTTAACTTCTTTAATGGATTCTTTTTGTGTTTTACATTCTGCTAAAACATAACTTTTAACTTCCACCCCAATAATATTGTATTCATAATATTGAACTCTCCAAGGCTTAACAATTCCTAAAGATTTTGCATCGGCGTGTTTCCAAATTAAAATTTCGTTTGCTATTACTTCAGTCATATTAAACTCCCATTGTTGTTAAAATAATATCCATTGCTTGTTCTTCTGATAATCCTAATTTGGCATTCTCAGATTTTACAAACTCATCAGCATCATAATCTGCTACATAATAACCATTATTGATTCTGTAATATCCTTTAGTATTTTCTTTTACTAAAACTATTTCTGCTAAACCACAATGAGTAGCTTCTATCTGGTGAAAGGCATAACCCTTATTAGATTTCCAGTTAGCTCCCAATGAAGCATTTGTTATTGTATCGATATATATATTTTTCATAATTGACTCCTTTTTAATTTATAATACATTATCAGTCCTCGCTAAAATTTTGTAAAGTAATTATTTAACAAATTGTTAATTATTTTTAAACATTCTCAAAAGGGATTTATTGCTGGTATATATAATGTATTAGATAGTTACTCCAAACCAATGACCAATTACAATGTATTCTAGACCTTGTTTTATTCTCGGTTATTTATTTGTATTTATATTTAGTTTTATATTTAATATTGCTATGGCGAAAGTATTACAATTCCTTTGCTTTGCTATACCAACTGCTATGCGTTTGCCATTGCCTCTGTCTAATCAATATTAGAAGTTAAACTTAAACATTATATAAATGCCTAATAACCAATATTAATTCATATTAAGCCTCCTATGAGATTTAATCTGGTTTAGCCTAATATTATAAATGAGTGTAAATCCCCCAACAAAAAAGGATATGCTTACCTACTGTGCTAGTGCATAAGCAAGGAGCCTTGCTCCGCCTCCTTTAAATGAGGTATGACGCATGGTTAAGGCATAGTTGCCTATGTTAGTACCTAGATATACAGAGCTAACCTTTATCTCCCCTCGGTTTAAATGAGTTCTAATGCATGGTAAACATTGTTCTCCTATGATTGTGTATAAAATGTCTTTACCATTAGTCATTGCTTATTAGATTGCTATTAAGGCATAGAGAAGGTACTTCTGCCTTTTTTGTTTTAATTTTATTTTTTTTGACCAAGTGGGGGACCCATGTGTGTGCATATATACATCATATATAGAAAACACATTTTATGAACACATTTGACTTTTAATATATTATTTGGTACATAATCATAAACTAACCATCTATAGGACAATATGAAAATAGAATTAGTTAACCCTAACTTGTTAAAACCTTATGACAGTAATCCTCGAAAAAATAAAGATGCTGTATCATTAATAAAAAAGTCTATAAATGAATTTGGATTTCGCCAACCAATAGTTGTTGATGAAGATAATATAATACTTGTTGGTCATACAAGATTATTAGCAGCAAAAGAATTAGAACTTAAAAAAGTGCCTGTGCATAAAGTAACACATTTATCTGATGCACAAAAACGAGCTTATAGAATTATGGATAATAAATCTGCTGAACAATCTGAGTGGGATATGGATTTGTTAAAACAAGAAATAAATTTATTGCCTTTAGATAAAATTGAATTTAGTGGATTTGATTTAACTGAAGTTGATATATTAAACAATGGTTGGAATGCTGATTTTGAATCCATAGATAATTTAGAAACTGTTGATACTCCAAACATGGAAAAAATAATTATTGAATGTAACAGTATTACTCAAAAAAAAGAAATTGCAGTAAAAATTATTGACCTATTAAAACAGTTAAAAATTAATGATGTTACCGTCTCCTAAATTAAACATACTTGTTGCTTTTCCATATTTTACAAATTATGTAAAAAATTTTTTTCAAGATTTAGACCCAAACACATTTCGACTAATAATTGATTCAGGTGCATATAGTGTTTACAACAGTAATAAAAGAGTAGACATGAATGATTACATTACATTTTTAAAAGACATACCAAAGCAATGGGATTTTAAAGCTGTGCAATTAGATGTTTTTGGTGATGCAAAAAAAACTTATGATAATTTAAAATTTATGTTAGATAAAGGATTAGATGTTATGCCTGTGTTTACTCGAGGTGATAAACTCAATAGGTTAGAAGAATATTATACCTATACAGATTATATTATGTTTGGTGGTATAGTTGTTGGAGGACAAAACATAAATTACATTAAATGGTTTTGTGAAAAAAACAAAGGTCGTAAAGCACATTGGTTAGGTTTTAATAATACAAAATTTATAAGATATTTTAAGCCAGAATCAGTTGACAGTTCAACAGTATGGAATGGGCAAAGATTTGGCAGATTAGATTTATATAATGGACATGGAACTTTTTACAGTTTAAGAAGAATTGATTTTGAAAATGCACCTGATACCAAAGCTATTACATTATTAAAAAAATTAAAATTTTATGATGAGATAAACAAATTGCAAAAGTCAGAAGCATGGAAAGGTAGTCAATATTATGAAGACAAAAAATTAAGAGGTTTGTCTGGTTTTATAAATACAACAAGTCATTTATTACGAGCTATTGATATTGAAAAAAATATTGGTACTAAAATTTATTTAGCTTGTGCAAATGACAAACAATTAAAAATACTATATGAAAGTTATAAACATTTAACAGAAAAGGATATTATATGAGTGATACAAAAAATTTAACATTGTTAGGAGCAAATACTACTGACTATAAAGGAGAATACAATTCTAATATTTTAGAAACATTTGACAATAGATTTCCAGACAACAATTATGAAGTAGAACTTAACTGTCCTGAATTTACACATATATGTCCTAAAACTGGTCAACCTGATTTTGCAAAAATAATTATAAAATATTCTCCAGATAAATTATTAGTAGAATCTAAATCATTAAAATTATATTTGTTTGGTTTTAGACAACATGGTTCATTTCACGAAGATTGCATAAATACTATTGCAAATGATTTAAATAATTTAATGCAACCAAAATGGATTGAAGTGTTAGGTTTGTTTATGCCTCGAGGGGGTATATCAATTAACCCAAAATGTTATTTAACAAAGGAGTAATTATGAGTAAAGCTATGGTAGTTCTATCAGGAGGTCAAGATTCTACAATATGTTTGTATTGGGCATTAATAAATTACAAAGAAGTAAAAGCTATAAGTTTTAATTATGGACAAAAGCACAACATAGAATTAGATAGTGCAAAAAAAATTGCAAAGATGGCAAATGTAGAACATACCATAATAAATGTTCCAGATATATTAAAGTCAAGAAGTCCATTAACAAATAAAAATGAACAATTAGAAGAATACAAAAATTATGAACAAATGGATAAAATTATTGGAGATAGAGTTGAGTTAACTTTTGTTCCAATGCGTAATGCATTTTTTTTAACACTAAGTGCAAATATAGCTTTGTCTTATGATATTAAAACATTAGTAACTGGTGTATGTCAGCAAGACAATGCAAACTATCCAGATTGTCGTGAAACATTTATAGCTTCACAAGAAAACACTATCAATTTTGCATTAGGGATATATGATTTTAAAATAGAAACACCTTTAATGTTATTAAGTAAAAAGGATAGTATTATGTTAGCTACCAAAATAAAAGGATGTATGGATGCACTAGCTTATAGCCATACTTGTTATGCTGGTGTATATCCCCCATGTGGTAAATGTCATGCGTGTGTATTAAGAGCTCAAGGTTTTAAAGAAGCTGGTATTGAAGACCCATTAATTGTAAGGTCAAAAAATGTCTAAAATTATAAAAGATAAAATTAAAAAATTAGGTGGTTCATTTTTAGCAAATGATAATATATCACAATATTTAGAGCCAAAAGATTTATTAGAAATTCAAAAAAATACTGAACAAGCTATGGTAAATTTATTAGATGCATTAGTCATAGATGTTGAAAATGACCACAACACAATAGACACAGCTAAAAGAGTTGCAAAAATGTATGTGCAAGAAGTTTTCAAAGGTAGATATTTACCACAACCTAAAATAACTGATTTTCCAAATGTAAAAGATTTAGACCAAATTTATACTATAGGTCCTATTACTGTAAGGTCAGCTTGTTCACATCATTTAGTT